ACTGTAACATTCACAATAACGTTCCGTCCAGACCCCTCATTAGTGCCACCGGTTAAAGCAAGTTCCCCAGAACGTATACTATCCATAAAAGTAGCAGGAACTATGCCTTCTCCTTGATGAATTTGAGCAGTCATGTCATAAGGTACATTGGAAGTGCCTGTAGCAAAACCCTGACCTGATAAATATGCACTCTTTGACTCTTCTGTACTACTAGCCGCCAAATACCCTGCTGCCAACACCACATCAGTAATAAAATTATTAGCATCCATCATATGTTTATAACGTTCTTCCAGTGTGTATAACTTTACAGGGTCTGTTTTTGTAGAAGTTGTAGAAGTTGTAGAAGTTGTGTCAGTGTTTGTAGAAGATATGTCAGTGTTTGCAATTGTATTAGCAGCCTTTAATGCCGTTGATAGCCCACTCACTGCTAACACCACCGATGCAGCCCCATCTTCATTGGCTTTTTTTAGTGTTTCTGCCATAGTATCAACTCTAGTAGCTGTAGCTGAGTTTGTCCCAAAAGATGCCCCATATGCAGTCATACCATTCAATATGGCAGTCTGAGTTGCAGCCTCTAAAGAAGTACTAGAGAGTCCTGCCGAAGTCAATAGAGCACTCATCTCTTCATCGGTGATGTTATCTGTGTTATCTATAGCATCTTTCACAGCATATAGTTCGTATAACCGAGCATAGATATCTTCACCAGTTAATACCTGATCCGCAGCAGATACTTGAAGGTTATCAGTAGCTATTTTTTGGGCATTAAGGGCTTTTACTTGAGCAGAATAGTCAGTTGCAGTCATAGCGCCATTCTCATACAAATCCTGCAAACTATTTATCTGATCATCCACAGCATCATTTATTTTATTTGTAAGATAATCAATGGTATCGCTAAGAGCGTCTTGTTGGTTATCTATGGCGTCTGACAGACCCGATAAAGCCTCTGTGGTAGTCTGTAACTGATCTATATAATCTATATTAACCCCAGCCCAGCCTAGAACTGCATTAATAGCACTTATAATTGCATTCACTATTCCAATAAAAGCATTTCCTACAGGAACTATTACGGAATCATATAGCCATGAGAAGGCATTCCCTGCTATCTGTAGTGCTGCAATAAGAGGTGTTAAAGCTGCATATATGACAGTAGAAATTACTTTTAATACACCTGTAATAGGAGACAGTAATTGCCCAACTACAGCTCCTATCTGCTCCAATATCTGTACTAGAGGTTCCAGTGCGTTATTAAGAAGAGGCTCCAGCAGTTTTTTTGCTTCTTCAAATATAGTCTTAAATGGATTAAGCACCTTACTAACATTCTCAATAGAGGATATCATTGTGGTAAATGACGTAACAGCTTGCATTACCACACTAGAGAGTCCCATGTCACTAGAGGCCACATTGCCTACTTCAGTGCCTTTAGTAAGCTGATCCGCCCCAGCAGATGCTGCTGCAGGAAGGCTAATTGATATTGACTTCAAGGCTGCCTCTATGGCCCCGGCCAAATCCCCAACACTTAGTTTATATCCAGCTACAGCACTGGAATCTGATGCTGCGGATAACCTATTTCCTTGATCTGCTTGTCGATTAGACCAGTACGCTTCACTACCGCTACTTGCTGTAGTAAACTGACTCTGTGCTTTCTGTTTCGCAGCTTCCCTTGTAATGTCCTTCTGATACTGTAGATAGGTATCGGTTAGATCATTAATTTCTGCCATAACAGATGCTCTTTCTTCCTGACCGGATAAATCCCTAAGGGTTACCCTATATGATTCGAGACGTTTTTCATATTCTTTTTGTACACCTTCTTGAGTCTGTGCTGTAGACACATCGATATCGTCCAAGGCTGAGGCTGTTAAACTTGCTGCTTTAACAATAGGTGCCCACCAAATATCTTTATTAGCATCCTTAATCTTTTTAGCTTTCTTCCCCATACCGTCGAGTTCTTTATTAACTACAGCTAAACGATCGCGAAGTGTTTCATCATAATTAGTATCAAATAAGCCGTCTACTTTAGAACCATTCTCCAAGGCTGAAGTAAGCCCCTTAGCCTCATCCTCAAGGGATTTTTTTAATTGATCTGTACTGTAAGCAAAACCAAAGATATCCTTTTCCTTTGCACGTGTCTCTGCAAATCCTGCAATATAATCTTTGGCACCCTTCGCCCCTAACGCATTTAGATCTACATTAGAAAGATCTTCGTATACAGAAGCATCTTTACCAGTAAGGTTAGAGAGAAATGCCATTTGATCTTGTTCTATCGTAGTAGAAACGTGTTTCAGACCTGTTGCAATCTTTTCCTGTTCTGTAAGAGCGGCATTAGCAGATTTCGTATTAATATACTGCTGCCATGCGTCATCAGATAAGGCACCCGTATTTTTAAGTATATTTGCTGTGAGACCTTCAGTAAGCTTGTATTGCTCTGCTATTTTAGAAACATCTTCAGCAGACACGGATTGCTTGTGTGTTCCGTAAGTTGTGGAGTAATCTGTAGTCAATTGCTGTGCACGAGTAGTTTCACTAGCAGAATTTCGTGCACTTTTAGCTGCACTATTTACTATGGTTATAACTGCTCCACCAACAGCAGCTATTGCGATAAGCGCCAGAAGCCACGGATTAGCTACGGCTAGAGCAACCAAACTAGAAGATAGGGCTGCAATGCCTGTAGAAGCAGTTGCTGCCCCCATTGCCATAGCAGATTCAGCTGCTGTAGTAGCTATCAACTGGGAATTTAATGCTACAAATCCGGTAGCTAATGTACTAGCAGCAGCACCAATACTCATCAAAATTCCGGGTAAGCTACTCATTATAGCAATTCCAGCTAGCACTACAGCAGGTAAGGCCAATACTTTTATCATGGTTGATAATACCGGCAACAGAGCCACAACTGCTTCCAGTACCTTTGCTAAGACTCCTGCCAATACACCTAATGCGCTCCCTGCATCTTCAATAAATGACTGAAAACCTTTTCCACTAATAGCCTTAGTCATCTCATCTACAAATAGTTTTAGCTGATCGGTAACGCTCTGCATAAGAGTACCCATAGATTGCTGCCCTATATCAGACAGCATAGATAATTTACCTGTTAACGTAGCCATGTAGCCTTCAAGAATACCAGAAAATCTACCACTTCCGGTAGTCATATTCTGAAAAGCTGTTTCTACTTCTGCAAAACCTATTTTACCTTCACTTGCTAATTTTTGGATCTGAGTTACATTAACACCCATGACTTTAGCCAATTCTTCATATATAGGAATACCACGCATACCAAACTGCATAAGGTCACGGCTGTATGCTTTACCCTGTGACTTTAATGTACCATAAACATAAGATATATCATCAAGAGAATGGCCTGTGGCAATAGCAACAGAACCAAGAGTTTTCATAGTTGGAATAAGTTCTTCTGCAGCAAATCCATACGCCATAAGTTGCTTACTAGAAGATGCTGTTTCTTTGAATGTAAGAGGGCTATTTACAGCGAAATCATACAAGTCTTTCATTTGAGCTTTTGCTTTCTCAGCAGACTTCATCATAACAGTAAAGCTCATAGTGGTATTCTCTACGAACTGGTCAAATCCAACACCTGATGATATGACACTTTGAACGGCTCGTGCTGCAGCAGCAACACCCACAAACTGAGAAACCATGTTATTCAGAGACCTTGTTACAGCGGCCTCCGAAGCAGACATGGTTTTAGTGGTGGTTTGCTGAAAGGAAATGAACTGGGAGGCAGCTGTGTCCACCCCAGTTACGCTTACCTCAAGTACAGCTTGTTCTTTAGCAGTCATTATTTTTTACTCCTGCTTTCCGCATAAAGCTTTTAGGGTCACTAGATTGTTGTTTTTTACCACCATTTCGTGCACCTTCTAGCTCCTCATGTTCCAAAGCCTTAGCTTCAAGTTCTAATGCAGTAATAGCATCTAATACTTCTATGGGTTCATTAGCCCATCCGTTTCCGTTAGGATTTCCCCACAACTTTGTTAATTGATAAATACTTAGGGCATCTTGAAATACAGGATCTGTAATCTTTTCTAGTACTTCATCTCTTCGCACTGCTACTGGCTCCCCCATAACTGTAAGGATATGGGGGATATGACCTTTTTCTGGTCTATACAATTCTTTGTGCTTACCAGTCGCCAGCAACCGATAAGCAACTCTTAGTTTTTTTCGTCTACCCTCTGATTAAGCATATCGTTACAGAATGCAAAGATCTCTTCAATGAGTGGATAAAGACCAACTTCAAGATCAGCTTCAAACAAAGCCTGTACTGTCGCAACCTTCTTTGCTTCTCCACTATTGACTGCATATCCAAGATTCTCAATACTCGTGACAAGTTTATCAAGAGTCCTACGCATATCAATCTGCAAAGAAACAGTCGGTTCCATTTCCCCAGTCTGGTTGTTCTTTTTAAGATCTACATTGCGACGTACCAGATCCTCTTTGATGGAGGAGGTGATCGCCTTGTAGTGAACCTTAATCTGGTCTCCCGGATCGTTCTTCTTGTTGTCTTCGAACTCTGGAATAAAAACTCGTTCTGTGTTAATCGAAATCTGCTTAATCATTAGGTATCTCCTTTTAATGATCTAAAACTATTACGCGATTACTTTCGTGAAGATAAGGGGACTGGTCAACATACGAGTGTCAGAAGACCAAGACTGTGCATCAGAGGTAGAAGCACCAAAGTCATAGCCAAGCAACTCAACCTGTGCTGAAAGCCACACCTGAGTCTCACCGGCAGTATCATCCTTCTGCAGATAGCACTTTACGAAGAGGTCTGACGTATCTACTGCATTAAGAGTGGTGTCACCAGTAGAGCCAATGTTAACAATACGGATGAAACGATTAGCAAGGGAGGAACCGTCAGCAAGGGCATCCACAAAAGTGATACCTTCAATAGTGCCCGTCACATCTGATTTCGCGGCTCGATATACCTTGACCAAATCAGCAAGAGTGGTAACTTCGACTGCATCTTTAGAGAAGGTGAACTTAAAAGAAGTAATCTCACCAACAAGATTAGCTGTTGCAAGAGCAGCGCTGTTGGTGGCAGAGAATGTCGGGGGAGTTGTTGTTGGTGCGACCCAAAGATCCCCAACTTTGTAGCCTGCAGGGAATACTGTAGTCCCGTCAAGTTTTACAATTTTATATTCAGCACCAGCAGTTGCTGAACCTGTAATGAGAGGTGTTCCAAAGGTATAGCCCCAAAGCTCACCATCTGCCCCTATTAAGCGTGAAATCATGTATTTCTCCTATTTACTCTACCCTCTGAAAATAGGAGGGTATCCTTCAATGTAAATGCTAAACTAGCATTGTATACAAAAAGATACACTACTGTATGATTTTGTCAACACCCCTCATAAGAACTATCTATAATACCACGTAAAATAAGATCTTTTTTAATATCAGGCCATATATCTCTATTCCAAGCTTCCCTATCAACATCATTCCATCTATCATTTTTCATGATATTTTCTGAAGCCCACATAGGTCGTATATTTCTATAATTTGTGCATACGTATTGTTCTATTTCACTTAATAAAGAAAATGAAGCACACGGTCGGATATGAACTAAATGTGTTGTAATCCCCAATCTTCCATAAATTTACAAGTGCAGGTAAGATTAAATATAGCCGTAGCCCCTGTCCCTGCATAACCAGTAACATCACTACAAGTAACTATGAGGTCTTTACTCTCTGTCGCATCCCCGCGAAGCCCCTGCAAAGCATCCTTTGCCAGTTCCATTATCTGTCTACCTTTAGTCACACTGGTTTGAGCTATGCAGAGGGTAAGTCGCGCTGTAGCAGTTACCTGCTGTTTGGTGGCACCCATACGCTGAGGAGTGCCAGAAGACACTTCAACAAGCAACCAAGGCATTGTAGCAGTTGTGCCCGCTTGAATATAAAATATCTTACCTATCCCACCTAAAAGAGTGGTTAGTGCTGTAGTTCCCTGCAATCTGCTAATTATATCTGCTTCTATCATTTTCTTGCCTTTAATGCTGTGTTTATAGCCTGCTTGAACTGTGCAACTGCATAAGGAATAATCATATCCTTAGTTGGTTTCACAAAAGGAACTCCTGCTGTCTTTGTGTTTCGTATAGTACTTAGCAACCTATAAAAGCTGTAGGAATTCTCTGGATCATCAGGATCTGCATGAAATCTGAACCTATACCAATCTTTCATACGAGATATAAACAGATCACTACCATCATCAGTCAAATGTATACCCGATTCAGTTTCCCTATAAATAGCATGTTCCGCTGCAGACCCTGCTCGTACAGCATATTTATCTGTAGGGGCATCAACTTCCTTAGATTCCTTGGCTCTACCACCCATATTGGATTTTCCAGATTTAGTTACATACATTACAGAATCTGTTAATTCACCAGTAGTATCATGAGGGGCTGTTAAAGATCTCATATTAGCTACAGACTTAGCCCCAACATCATTTAATAATGCCTGTATTCCTATGCCTATAGCAGATGAAAAATCTGATTTAGTAATCTCTCCTGATAGCTTCCATTTTGCGCTAGAGGCCACTTACGTCTATCTCCGTCTGAGGAATCTCTAGCTTTATGATAAGTTGAGGTATAAGATTCTTCCAAACCTCGGGTTCCCCCACGATTTGATACTGCTTGCTATCGGGATCCAGAATATAATCTTTGGCTTTTACGGTGTCTTTATATGTAATATCTGCATAATCATAATGTGATATATTCTGATTATTTTGCTCATTGAGAAATTCTTGACTAGATCCTATTGGTTCAAGTCTACCCTGTATAGTCCCAACATAAATAAGAGTGGCATCTGAAAAGCCACTTGCTTCAACTTGCCGATATACTCTATGTGATTCTCTGCATTCAGGGAATAGTGCCATATTAATTGTCCATAAGGCAATTAACAGCAAAAGTGGATGAAGACGAAGCCACTAGTCCACATTTATCTATGATGCCTTTAAGCTGAATACCATAATTAGTAAGTCCATAATCATCGGTAGCACTATCGATGCCACCAAACGATACAGAGAGCCTTCCTTCAGTCTTAGAAGTGATTCTACCCGCACCAGCACCTACTGCTGAATTCTGGACTGTATTAAGGCTGTAGCGATGTGCAGCAAGATAAGCTACAGCCTTGTCATAAAAAACACCGAGGACACTAGCACTGAGTTCAAGTCTAGCAGAGGCTACATAATAATTCATGGTAGCGGTAAGTGCATAGAGAGCAGGGCACTCGTATTGCAGTATTTCCTCGGTGGTCATAATTTATCCTTTAATGGTGCCTGTTTCGACACCCTCTTTCTGTTTGAAGATCTCAAGACGTACATCCTGACGTTCCTCAGTATCATACCAATTCTGCAGCGTACCGGGATGGAACGTATTTTTAACAAGGGCAATCACCTTGCCTCCTGCTCCAGCTTTGCCACCCTTACGATCAATATTGCAGAGTTTAGCAGGTACAAGCCGTTTATCTTTTTCCTTTTCGTTCTCTGATTCAAGGATAAGTTCTCGCGGATACATCAAAGTATCGTCAGATCCATCCGGGTTTGCACCCTTTTTAGTTACAAGATCTTTGTAATCTACTTTGTAGAACTCTTCATGAAGAGTTTCATCATCCAGATAGTGCTGGGCAGTTGCACGAGCGTCAGCCCACTGAACATCATCAATCTCACTAGTACCCGGAACAATAGTTACGTATGTGTTAGGTATTGTGGCACATGGAACAAGAATACATCCTGTGTCTTTAGAAGTAATAATCATAGGTATCTCCTTTATGATTGGTTAAAAATAAAGGGTATTGCCCCGAAAGACAATACCCCTCATACTTAAATTAGCTCAGATCCCGAAAGCTTTCGAGACCGACAATGGATAGAACAATGTTACACCAGCAGTCTTTGCACGACACGGAACCACATAAGCAAGTCCATCTCGAAGAACCTCTTCCTGAGTGAAATCAAGAGGAAGATCAAACACAAGATGATCAGAGTCATTCTTGAAACAGAACATTCCCTTGGTAGAAGTGTATCCTGTCAACCCCAAAGTCGTCACAACAGTCTCAAGCTCATTAAACCAGAGTACCTGAGTGATGTTTTTACTGGTATCAAGGAAATATTGAAGAACAGTCTTCTCGGTCTCATCTGCCAGACGCTTCTGCTCAATAAGCTGATAACTCGAAAGAGGAAGCATAATAGTATCAGGAATCTCAATACCTTTAGTGGACTGAATAACAGCATTGCTGATCCCGAAGAGATCTTTCAAAATCTCATCAGAAGTCTTGGTACTCCAAATCGTACTGGTACCAGTTGCTCCAACAGGAACGGTATACGTAGAGGTTCCAGCAAGTCCAAAGAATCCAACAGCTCCAGTAAGAGCATCACCGTTCATGGCAACGTCATTAAGTTTCTTCTCGATAGCTTTACGAGCAGCCGCAGCACGAAGAGCCTCAAGAGGACGGTTCATTTTCGCAGCACGTGCAATCTCATCTTTATTGTACCGATAAGCAGCCTGTACAGGGTAAACCTTTACAGTCGTCTCAGTAGCAAAGATGTCTACAGACGGGAAGTCTGTTGCATAGTCACCGCCACCCATCTTGGCAATACCTACACGTCCATAGGAACGATGAGTAATGTCAATATCGAGAGGATCCCCTTCCGTAGAAATGGGAAGAGTTGCAAGCATCTTAAAGTTATCGTCATATTTAATGTCGTAAGTCTTGGCACGAATCGTTTCAAGCTCACGGGTGAAGAAAATAGACTCTCCAGAATCAAGGTGCATCAGATCATCAGCCATTTTCTACCTCCTTATTTGAGACCGCGAACTTCGAGGATCGCAAGGCCATTGTTTACGTTCGAGCGGAAGAAACTACCAATGTCGTAATTGCTGGTAGAAACTGTTCCAAAATTGCCAATCGTTCCCGTTCCACTGATAACTACATACGCAGCTTTCTTATCAGAAACAGAACTTTCTGCAGGAACCCATGCTGTACCATCAGCAATAATATTGACCGACATACCTTTTTTCCATCCTGCAGTACCAGCACCCCAGTCCTTGCCACCATTCTGAACGAATGCAGCAATACCAAGGAACTTAGCATTAGTAGTGTAGGTATAAGCAGCAGTTGCCTGACCAGCACCAAGGGTAACAACAGAAGTGACAGCAACAGAGGTACCAACAGGGCCAGTAATAACTACAATCAGATTGGATCCACCAGCAGCAGCACTGTAACCGGCAGCAACAAGAGTTGCATTGGCATTAATCGCTGCAATATGGGCTGTCATGGTCGTTGCATGATCCGTGGCAAACGTAGAAGCAACTGCAGTACCTGCAATCGTGGTAGTAATAACATTGGACGTAACGAGTACACCAGAAAGGGTGATCGTAGCAACATCCGTGTGAGGGCCATACGCCTTATTTTCAACACCTACCGGGCCAAAAACAGGAGAACCATAAGCGATATCTTCTTTTGCAATTGCAGATTCCACAGCATTGGGAATTCCAACAATCAACCCAGCAATCGCAGCATCAGGAGCACCATAAGCACCCATGTCTACCTCCCTTATTTCTTACCGCGCTTGAGACGTTCATCAATCATACGTTTCCGCGCAGCATCAGCAGATTTATCATCTGCACTATCCGTCTTAACAACAGGTGCACCAGTCGAGCGAACGGTGGCATCTGCTCCAGCAGCAAGTTTCTTATTAAGATCGCCTACAGCAAAATCATAACCAGCATTGATGTAAACATCATCTTTACCGTCAAACTTCACATCAGCGTAGACCTTAGTAATGACAGCTTTCTTGATATCAATGTCTGCCTCATCACCTTTAACTACTACACCAGCTTTCTTAGCAGTTTCCACCAAAACAATCCGCTGTGCTACACGAGCATTAATAGCAGATTCATCGAGATGTGCTTTCTTCATGTTCTCAAGTTCAATTTCAGCAGCGTCGAATTTCGCCTTGAAAGAGTCTCGTTCTGCCTCAAGTTTGGACTTGTCCACACCAGCGGCTTTGATCTCTTTATCAAGCGAGTCGGCTCTGGCTTCTACTTTCTTGAGAGCATCAATCACAGCTTCATCTGCTTCATAGTCAACAGAATCAAGCTGAATGGTTCTCTTATTAGCCATTTCCTTCTCCTTAGAGTTTTTATCTTCAGCCGCCACTACTGCGGCATCATCAACAAGTATTGCATCTTCACTATCCATATGAATAACAGCCTGATCTCCCTGACGGCCCACATAACAGAGGGCGAGGTGGTCGTTAACTATATCTTTCTGAACAGCATCATAATGAATTCCACACCACACACCAGACTCAGGAATAACCTCACAGTCATATCCAACAGAAAGAGACTGCATTCCTTTTTTAATCGCCTCCACACCGTCAGCCCGAGTGACTTTAAGATCAGCAGAAGCAAATACATTATTTCCATTTACTGATTCGGAGGTGTAGCCAACTGCCATCTCTTTTCGTTTAGCCTCATCCTTAATCAGTTTGCCTTTATCATCATATTTATGCCCAATATAAATAGGCATATTCGCCATGGAATCAAGACTTACTTTTGAAAATACTTCTTCCGAAGTTCTCAATTCATGTCGGATAGTTCCATTAGGGAGCTTATAAGGAAACACACCAATAGAAGTAATAATAGAACGAGCTTCTACTGTCCCGTCCTCATTAAACTTAGCAGGGAAAGTAAGAGCATCACCTTTGGCTGTATCGTATCTAGTTACTCTCATTTCTTAATGGTTCCTGTCTTCTTTGGTTTCTTCTTAGTTCCACAAGGCATAGTGTCCTCCAAAGTGTATACTAAATCATACAGTTGTGTATACTTTTGTCAACACCCCTCATTACATAGGATCAGCATCATCCTTGCCCAGACGATGCCTTTCTTTTGTAATTATCTCAAACCAGTTTCCCTTAGAGTTTAAAGTTATCTCTACAGAGCCATAATCAATATGCTCTATGGCTTCTTTTATAGCTTGAAGTAATTCTGGAGGACAAATCATGCTAACCCCCTGTCTATATCAGCTACGTATTGTGTCCATGATGGGGCAGCAGTGCAACGATCCTGTGTTGCCATTCCCGGATGCATCTGAATCCAGCTCTGAGGTCGCTTCTTCCAAGTAACCCCTAAATCATCAGAGTAAACTGATGCATTTTCCCAACTACAAAGCATTCCACCAATACTCCAGTGATCAGTTGCCTTAGGATAAATTCCTCTTGGGTTCCCACGCACTTTCCTGTCTCCACGGTTTTCCCAAAAATATGTAGTCATCCCAATCGAAGTCTGCTGTGCCTTAGATATAAGTCCCTGTAGTTTCCCTGTCTGGTCTCTAGCAATAAGTCTTGCACGAGCATCAGACATATTATCATTGACAGATTTTATTTGGTCTACTAATTCATCAAAAGAGGTTCCATTCTGAACACCACTAATAACTGTACTATTAAGCTTTTTTATATATTCTTCATTAAGACTGGTAATGAGCTTATAATTTTCCTGTTCCCATAGAGACTTTGTATCAGTCCACCACGAATAGTCCAGTTGCATTTCCTGCCCAGCAATTATTTTAACTTCTGCTTGCATAAATGCAGAATTCTTACCTAGTATCTGTTCCGCTATAGATTCCAGTGTTTTAAATAGAGTACCAGAAGAAAGTACATTAGTACCATAAAGCACTGTTAACTCTTCCTCTAACTTACTTATAATGTCATCAAGTTCTGAATCAACAGAATCTGTATGAGCTGGAGTGTATTTCATTAAAAATGATCTTAGCAATTCAGTAGCACTATTGGAAGTTCTCTTGACTGTGTTAGAAATATACTCAGCATATTCCCGTTCTATAGCCAAAGGATACGTAGGAGCTTTAGGCCGTCTATGTTTGGTCTTATTATGCTGTGCCTTGGTCATATTAGCACGATAGAGTTTCAGTAGTGTCTTGAAATTATTCTCAAAAGCGGTCATTATTTACTGGATCCCTTAATACCTACAAATACTATATCTCTAAATTCCTTTTCTGACATATGTGATATTTCTGGAGATATAGTAATATATGTGGAACTACAATTCTGTTTTAATGCCTTGGCTATTTCCACTGGTAAATCTGTCATGCATCTTCCGCCGAAGTGGTAGCATCACTAGCAGGAGGCTTCGTAGTAGAGGTAGGAGGTTCTAGTTCTGTATACTCGTCTCCATAGCCCAGTTCCTTACTGTAGCCCTCATAGCTTCTAACACCGGCTTCACAAAGAGCTAAATTCGCTGTAATCAAAGTAGACATTGTATCTGCTTCAGTCTTCGCCAACGTAGCCTTTTCCGTTTCAGACATCTGATACAGGGAATTAAACTCAAAATCTACATCCGTGTCCATTTTGTTGGCAAGACAGAGGATAGTGAGAAGTCTACGAATTTGGGGTTTAAGACGGTTCTTCTGGAACGATTGCACAATGTCTATGTAATTGTTATAATCAGCTTCCCCAGTTGCATTCAATCCAGCAGGAGATCGTCCAAAGAGTCTCGTTACTGGAATGCCTGTAGAACCTGCTAACATAAGCATATACCGGTCAATAAGGGCATCTATACCTGTAACAGTGGCATATTCCTTAGAAAAGGACTCTTCACTATCTATAACACGCGCATTGAGAACTGAGGTGGAGAGTTGTATAGCCTGAAGCCGTTTTGCAAGAGACGTTTCTCCACCTGCAGCAAGGAGAGATGCCAAGTTTTTGAACTTATATGTGCCTGATACGAAATCCAAAATAATGTTAACTGTACTCTGAGTAATGGAACCCAAAGCAGAAAGGGATGTATAAATAGCCTGAAGGCTGGAGAGTCCCCAATACTTATTAGTCTGGAGGAGTCCAGCATAGTCGCAAGTAGGGGCGGGATCATTCTTAAATTCAAGAACACGAGTGTAGTGTATCTTGTATGTTACATACGTATCTTTAATATAATACTGAACTGAATACCTGATGATCTTACCAAAGGTAGGTGACATAGGATTCATATCCCAATCTGAATCAGAAAGGTTAACACAGGTAGCATCTATAGGCTTAAGGAATTCCACTGTACGTACAGCACTCTCGTTAAGAGGCTGATCCACAGTCCTGCCATCCATAGCTCCAATAATAATCAGAGAGCCACGATACTGCCTCTGAAATGAAAGCGCCGTAAAAAGGGCTTCCTCTATTCCAAGACGCTCGAATTCCCTGTCTATCTTCTTCCTAGTATCTTCGTCTTCTATCCAAATACCTTCCCGAGTAGCATCCTGAGGGACAGCATTGACTATGCGGGAGGCAAGTCCGTCACCAAGGCATAGCTGGGTAAGTTCATCATCATTAAGAATGGTTGCATTTCCATAATGTGTCCATGCAGTCTTATCTTGCCTCTGACCGAGACCTGTAGCCATATTCGACCATGCTTGGCTATCATAAAGAGCAGTATCGGCATGAGGAGTACTTTCTACAACGGGATCTATTTTAGCTTTAGGAGGTCGTCCGCGACCCCGCTTGACTTCTATTTCTGGCATTGTATACAAAAAGATACACTACTGTATGATTTTGTCAACACCCCTCATATATGAAAAAGCCCTCTTAACGGAGGGCTTAGATAGATCTAAGCATTGTCTCTGCTGTGTTGTTCCCAAAAGGACTTCTCAAACAATCTACCACCCCACCATCCAAGGCTGAACCATCCCCCGTCTTTTGTTCTAACAAAATATACAGTTTCTGGGTTATCTTCAAAGTTAAGTATAGCCTTAATAAAGAAATCTGTCTCTTTGGCATACAGCCAGTAGCAAGATTCAACTTCAGCTTTCCAGAAGGAAAGTGTTTCTCTGTTGATGGAACAAAACGGTATCTTCTCAACTAAAGTACAATCAGTTCTTCTGCTTTCTCGTATTTTACCATCATCGAAATAGTCATAATGCGCACCAATCATTATATTCATCTCTACCTCCTTAAAATCTATACTTGTATTATAGCATAGCCATTATTCTCTGTCAACCCCTAAACCCCTTATATTGCTCTGCCCACATACTACTATCATACAAATTCATGGAATTAGTTAGAGAAACATAACCTCCTTCCCGCAAAAGAGAAGCATATGAATCGGCAACATCATCTGCACAATCTTTATCTTTCTCGTTCCACGCCAATAACATCTCAAGATACATAGGATCCCCTTCCTCAGCAAAGACGGTATTCTTAAATCCCTCATATCCTATAGTGGCAATTTTAGTCTGCTTATTCTGTTTTTCATTATACTGCTCAGTAAATATACCTAAAGATTGTGCTCTAGGGTCTCCTGCAATTAAGTCC